ACGGCTTGAGCCTGACATTTGTTCCATTGCGTGGATTCAGTTCCATTACGATCTACTTAACTGCAAGCAACATTCCAGTTTAAGGGGAAAAATAAATGGCAAATTCACAAATCCAACAAGGTACATTAAATCGGCTACTAGCCAGCGTTGTCTATGCAGATTACACTCAATTGAATGTAACAGCAGGATATATGTCTAGAGAAGCAATTAGTTTGTCTTTTGATGGCGACACTTCTATGCTTATACCAACTTTGACTGGAGCAGTAACCAGCCCAGAGCCGTATATTTTTGGAACTGTAACTATGCACTTGCTAAGAACTCAAGCTCTTGGTGAAGCATATAGCAATCAAATTCGTACTAATACCACTTTAGGTTCTGTAACTGTTTATCCAGATACACAAGTTTTACAACCATTTCAGCTAAATAATTGTGTTTTGATGAGTATTCAAGAAACAACATTTGATGGTAATCAAGCTGGTTTAGTTGTTCGCTTGCGTGGTGTATACAACATTAACTCTACTTTATTTGCCGCATCTTAATGAAGGAATAAAAATTGAAAATTGATCGTAATCTGTCCCTTGTGATGCAGGTGCAGACTGATGAAAATGGCTTAGTTTACATACATTCCACTTCAGTCAGTCGATCTGTATTTGAACAATTTTATTTAGAATTAGGAAAAGTATTTAGTCAATGTTTTGATAGCATTAATGAAGCACATTTAGCTTTATCTGCACCCCAGTTAGCCTACCCTGCTTTAAAGTCAATTTCGACTAAGGCTGGCAACTGGGATGGTGCAGGTGGTGTTAAATTTGGATTAGTTAATGAAATTATTCGTTTAACTAATGTAGCAGTAAGTACGGAATCTGGATGGGAAACCATTACTTTTGATACAGCAGTAAAAAAAGGCATTTTAAATGAAGATGAGGAAGCTGAAGTATTAAGTTCTTTAGTTTTTTTTACAGCAATCTCCAAGGTTGCTCCGAAGGGTCTGAAAGATTCTTTCTTGGGGATGGCAGGAGCATTAAGAAACTGGGAACTTACATCATTGGAATGTATGGCATATATGAATGGTTTGCCGACATTGACCAAGAAAGAAAGTACTGGCAAGAAGGTGAAGGAATCATCCATAGTGTCCTAGACTATTTAACTTACATAGATTTTGGCGAATTTATGAAAGAAATAGGATTCAAATGGGAAGATGCTACAGAATATCGCCAAAGGTATTTAATTAGGGCAATAAAGAGTAAAAGTCTATTTTAATTACTAGGAAGATAACATGACAGTAAAATCAGTAATTGAAATAGATGTTTTAGACGAAAAGTTTAAAGCGTTTAGTGCCGCATTTGAAAAATATAAAAAATCTGTAGCTGAACAATCTAAAAAGTGGCAAGAACTTAACAAAACAATATCTGAAGCAGAAAAAAGGCAAAAAGCCTTTAATAAATCTGTTAGTGATGGTGCTATAGCATTAAAAGGGGCTGTTGGAGCTACTGCTTCAATTGCTTCAAATATGGCTTCTGCGGCTGTTTCTGCGGCTAAATGGATGGCTTATAGTGCTGTTGCTGGTGGTTTTGGTCTTGGTGGATTAGCTTATTCTGCAAGCAATCTTCGTAGAGAAGCTACTGGATATGGTGTAAGTACTGGTCAATTAAGATCGGCAAGAACCTATGGTGAGCCATATATAGGTGGAATTGAAGGAATGTTAGGAAACATTCAAACACTTCAAACAACACTTACAGAACAATATAAAGTTGGAATTTTAGGTGGTGATTTAAATAAAAACGCCTATCAAAACTTAATTCCTGCTTTGCAAAGAATTAGAGAAGCAAAAGCTCAATCAGGCGGAATGATTGATGTAGCTATGAATACCATTCCCGGTATTAAAGATGTTGCTACTCAAGATCAAGTACAAACAATCTGGAACATGACACCAGAAGAATACAAAGAAATGATGCAGTCTTTACAAAAAGGCGATCAAAGATTCAGCATGGATGATGCAAATTATCAGGCTTGGAGAAAATTTTGGACTTCTATTGTTGCGGTTGGCAATGACATTCAAGACAAATTAATTGTTAGTTTAAGTAAATTAACACCTTTTTTAATAAATTTAACTGAAGCTGTTGGTGATGCTATTACCAGTTTTTTAAAAAGTGATGAATTAAAGCAAGGGCTTCAAGAATTTACAGATTACTTAAAATCTGATGATGGAAAACAAGCATTAAGGGATTTTTTTGTTGCAATAAAAATGATTTCACAAGCAATTATTTGGATTGTTGGAAAAATACCCGGTTTTGTTAATACTTTAAAAGAAGGCGGTCTTAGTGCAAGACAATGGGTTTCTCATTTTGCACAAGAATATGATGAAAAATTTAATCATCAATATGATAAAACATTAGGGCTTGGAGCAGGTGAAGAAGTTGTTGAACAAGGTTTATTTAAAAAATTTATAAAAGGCGTTAACATGAATGATGTTGACCCTGCTTTGGCAAATTCAATTAAAGCTTTAGGATTAAATCCAATTAGTGGATATAGGTCTAAAGAGTACGCTCAATCACAAGGAATTTGGCATGAAGGATCACATCACACCCTTTTAAACGCACAAGGTAAAGCTAGTGCTGTAGATATTGATCCTAGTCAAGTTAAGGCTTTAATGGCTAAATATTCAGATCAACAACTTAAAGAACAGTTTGACATTTATAGACCTTATCCAAAAAATCCTGATGAACAAAACCATTTTGAAAGATGGAGTACCAGAAATGAATCAAAAATTTATGTATATGTAAATGGTGAATTACAACCTATGTCAAATATGGCAGGACAGCAACGATAAAAAATTATGACTTCATTAGCTCAAACTACATTTTCTGCGGCATTTGGAACAGCACCTATATGGCTACAAGGCGGTATTGCACAAGCAATTGGTGGATATGCTCCATTAAATGCAATATTACCGGGAATGAATAATATTGAAGTTATAGCCCAATACAAACCATTAGCTGGAAGCACTTTGGCAAAATGGCAAGTAGCAGAATATCCATTAGCTAATTTTGCTACTGCGGCTAATGCTGTAGTTCAACAGCCATTAGATGTCAGCATGATGATGATTTGTCCTGCTCAAAATAATGGTGGATATGTTTTAAAAATAGCCATTTTTACAGCTTTGCAAGCATTAATTCAAAATCATATTTCTTCTGGTGGAACTTTTATAGTTTTAACTCCAGCCTATGTTTATAACAATTGCTTATTAACAACTCTTAGAGATATTTCTAATCCATCAGAAAAACAAGTTCAATTTATTTATCAATGGGATTTTACTCAACCATTAATTACTGCTTCTGCATCCCAGAATTTGCTGGGAAATTTAATGGACAAAATTTCAAATGGTTTGCCAACCACAACAAGCTGGACACAGCCACCAGCACCATCAATTCCTAACAATATTAATTATTATGCGGATTAAATATGACTATTTTTGTAAAATTTAATCCTTCTCCTTATGCTAATTTTCAATTTAATCCAACATTAGATGGAACTTCCTATACGGCAACTTGTACTTGGAATACTTATGCTCCAAGATATTACATCAATATTTATGACAATTATGGAACTTTAATCGTTACAAATCCATTAATTGCGTCACCTGATGATTTTGATATTAATTTGGTATATGGATACTTTCAAACTTCAAAATTAGTTTATAGGGAAAGTAGCAATAATTTTGAAATAATTCCATGAGATATTACAAAGTTACCATTACTCCGCCTGTAGCAACGCCAAATTTATTTGAGCCATTAATTTTTAGCTCCCAAAGTAATGGGAAGGACAATTATTCTTGTTTACAAGCAGATTTAGATATTTATCAAACCTCTTTTCATAATTATTCATCAAATGGATATATTAGATTCATGGGTGTTGATTTAAGGCAGTTACAACAAAAAGCAAACATTAACCCACAAATAACAGCAAATGGATCAAGAATTAATCTTTGCAGAATAAAAGTTGAAGTTGGAATGTCTAAGGGTTTACCCTATGCAAATCCATTACAACAAGGAACTGTTGCTAATGGTGGAATTATTCAATCTTTTGGAAATTGGCAGGGAAACCAAGTTTCTTTAGATATTGTTTTTGCTCCAATTGGAGTAGATCAAAATGCAATTAATAATATTTCTTTTTCTCTTGCACAAGATCAAGAACTAACTGAAGCTGTAAAAACAGCCCTTCGTGATGCTTATCCTGATGCAAAAATTGAAGGTTCTTTTAAATCTGGATTGAAATATACAGAAGAAGCAAGAGCGCAACATTACAACCTGTATACTTTATCTGCCGCAGTTAATAGAATTAGCAAGCAAATTGATAAATCTCCTGAATACACAGGAGCTATGATTACAGCTACCAACTCTGGATTCTTTTTAACTGATTCTAAAGTTACTCCTACTGCTACCAAAAAGATTGCCTTTACTGATGTTATTGGCAATTTAACTTGGCTTGGAATTAATACTATTTCTGCAAAAGTAATTATGAGGGGAAATTTAAATGTTGGTGATTACATTTCTTTTCAAGATTCAATCCCAGTAGCAAATGTGATTAATAATCAATCCCAGTATAGAAATAGAATTTCTTTTAATGGAACTTTTTTTATAACCAAAATTCATCATGTTGGAAGCAGTAGAAACCATGATGGGAATTCTTGGGCAACAGTTATTGAAGCCATTATCCCCGGCACTCCTTTAGGGCAAACATTATGAGTTCAGCACAAAAAACGCCCTTTGCAGTATCGCTTTCAAATTATCTTGGTACAAAACTTGAACAAAATAATGAAGGTTTTGGATGGCAATTGCCTTGTATTGTCAAAGCAGTTAATGGCTCAATGGTAACTGTTGCTTTTGAAGTAGATACTGGTGGAGAAATTACTTTTCCAGAAGTTACTTGTCCTATAGCTCAAAGTAGGTATGTCAGGTTGCCTGTACAAGTAGGTGACTTTGGTATGTGTATTTCTGCAAATGCAAGGCTAGGCGGTGTAACAGGACTTGGTAAGGGGTTAGCACCACTTGGGCTTCCTTTTAACCTTGGTGCTCTTGTTTATGTGCCTATTGGTAATGTTAATTGGGAATCAGTAGATCCTGATGCAGTCAATATTAATGCCCCTAATGGAGCAGTCATTAGAGATTCTAACAATGATTGTGTTATTACTTTAACTCCTACAGGGGTAACAGTTGTTCGTGGAAGTACTCAAGTCATCATTAATGATACTGGTATCACAATGTATGGGAATCTAGTTGTTCATGGATCAATTACTGGTGATAATGGATTTCATATTAGTGGTGGAACAGGGGCTACTATGCAGATTACAGGCGATATTAGCCAAACAGGTAATTTTGCTAATACTGGCAATTTGACTAATAATGGTAAAAATGTCGGAAGCACCCATGTTCATAGTGGGGTTCAGCCCGGATCAGGAAATACAGGAACACCAACATGAGAACTTATGGCGTAGATCCAAAAACAAAACAATGGGTAGAAGTTACCAATACCAGCTATGTATGGCTGGCTACTTTGGCTCAGACTTTAAGATTAAACCAAGGAGAAAGCCCTTTTTATGCCAATTACGGAATACCTGCTGAAAATTCTGTGCATACTCAAATTCCACCTAATTTAGCAGTCAATAGAACTCAAACTCAATTTGCTCCATATTTTGCTAGTTTGACAGTATTAAAACAACAAAACGCTACAAACCCAACTTATAATGTTAATGCTGTATTCCAAAACGGAACAATTATTTCTTCTCAGGTGGCTACTTAATGGCTCAAATAACTACTGCTGGAGCAATACCAGCTTCGCCAACAGACCTATTAAATGCTGAAATTGCGGCGGCTACAGCTTTAGCACCCGGTCTTACAGCCAATCTTCCCGGTTCTCTTGTAGAAGATATGGCTTCAACTGCGGCTGGCGCAGTAGTGATTCAAGATCAAGCTTTTGTGGATTTGGTTAACTCTATTAGCCCTGCAACTGCCAACCCTTCAATTCTTTATCAATTGGGGCAAGTCTATGGTGTCGAACAAGGTCAAGGTTCTAATACTTCCGTTTATGTTGTTTTTACAGGTCTTGCTGGTTTTGTTATTCCTGTTGGATTTACTGTATCTGATGGTACTTACCAATATACAGTTCAGGATGGTGGAATTATTGCTACTTCTGGACAAACTTCGCCTTTGTATTGTTTAGCAACAGTTCAAGGTTCTTGGGCTATTCCAGCGGGAACTGTTACGCAAATTATTACCTCTGTACCAGCAGGGTTTACCCTTACTGTTACTAATCCTGATGATGGATTGCCCGGTCTTACAGCACAAACAATTGCTTCATATCAAGCTCAAGTAATGCAAGCTGGTATGGTAACTACTCAGGGTGTTCCAACCCTTATTAAAGCTCAATTACAAAAAGTATTAGGCGTACAAGCAAGGCTAATTTCTGTACGATTTGTAGCCGCTAATCAATGGGAAATTATCTGTGGTGGTGGCGATCCTTATCAAGTAGCCAACGCTATTTTTAATAGTGTCCCAGACTTTTCAAACCTTGTTGGTTCAAGCATGACAATTACAGCTATTACTACAGCCATTAATGGCGTAGTAACTACTTCTTTAAATCATGGTTTTGCAACAGGTCAAGTAATAGCCATTACTGGAGTAACCCCAACTTGGTTTAATGGTAGCTATACCATTACTGTTTTAACCGAGAAAACTTTTCAGCTTAATGTGGCTACTACTGGGCATACCTATACAAGTGGCGGGTTAATAACCCCTAACTTACGCAATATAACTGTTTCTATTGATGATTATCCAGATATTTATAATATTACTTTTGTAAACCCCCCTGCTCAAACAGTCAATGTAACAATTACTTGGAATACAATTTCTCCAAATCTGATTTCACCTACTGCTATAGCTCAATTAACTGCTCCATTAATTGCGGATTACATTAATAGTATTCCTGTAGGTGTTCCAATTAACACTTATGAATTACAAGATGCCTTTCAAAATGGCGTAGAACCCATTATTCCTCCAAGTCAAGTATCAAAAATAGACTATATTGTGGCAATTAATGGTATCGCTACTTCCCCTACAGCGGGTACTTTACTTATTTATGGCGATCCAGAAAGCTATTTTTCTACCAATGTAAGTTTAATTACTGTGGTTCAAGGATAATATGCTTACCCAAGTATTACCAGCCTATCTATACCAGCAATATACAAAAGACCCATATAGTGAAGATTTACAGGCTTTTTTTACTGCCTATAACAATACTTCTCAGACTTATTTAGATAACACCAATAACCTTAATTTGCCTATTTATACAGGGCAATCTTCGCCTTTATTGGATTGGACAGCATATTCCATTTATGGCGTAACTAGACCTAGTATTGGTTCTGCTACCCAATTTTCTCCATTAAATGTCTATAACACAGTACCTTACAACACTATTGCATATACAGAAGATACTGAAATTGCGCCTACAGCTTTCTATGTAGTGGATGATGAGCTTTGGAAAAGAATATTAACTTGGAATTTCTATAAGGGTGATGGTATGCAATTCACCTGCCAATGGTTAAAACGAAGAATTAAACGCTTTCTTTTGGGTGTAAGCGGAATTCCTTTGGCAATTCAAAATACTTATGAAATTAGCGTTACTTATGGTTCAAACAATGTAATTTATATTACTATTCCAACCAATGATTTCAGTTTAGTTTTTGAATCATCTTTGCTTTCTGGGGTATTAAATGTCCCATTCCAATATAGCTATGTTGTTACTTTAACTGGTACAGTTGGGTGGGTTAATAATTCTAGCGATCCTATTGTCTGGATAAACAATGCAAGTGATCCTGTTACTTGGTACACAATTCTTTAAAGGAAATTAGTCATGTCAGTTCCATATACCTTTGCTACGGCTGTTACAGCAATTCCTTTAATTGAATTAGATGATAACTTTGCTACGCCAATTACTTTAGGTAGCTCACCTTTAATTTTAGGCGGGACATATACCACTATTTCAGGGTTAACTCTTAATTCGCCTACTTTTGTTACCCCCGCTTTAGGTACTCCAGCATCAGGTACGCTTACCAATTGCACAGGATATACATACCCTAATTTATCTGGAACTGTACCTACTTGGAATCAAAATACTACTGGAAATGCTGATACAGCTACTTATGCTAGTACCGCTGGTACTGCTACTTCTGCTGGTACTGCTACTTCTGCCATTTCAGCATCAACAGCGGCAAATTCTACAAACTCTTCAAATCTAGTTACTGCTAACTTTTCCATAAAACAGGCTAGTGGTAAGTTATATTTTTATTATGGAGTTACACCTATTGCTTCAATGGATAGCTCTGGTAATTTTATTGCACTTAACAATATTACTGCTTATGGAACACCATAATGAAAAACAAAATTGATTACATTTATGAATATTCAGATTTAAATTTATTTCAAACCAGAGTACAAATCTTAACTGGTAATTACGCTGGAATTATTCTTGAATTTGGAAGTTCGGTTCTTGAGCAATGGAAAGACCAAAATAATTTTAAATTTGACTATGCCTTATATGCAATACCAGATAACTTTAAAGTGCCAGAATTAAGAGCCAATACAGAGTTTAATGAGTTTTTAGCTTATTTACTGGTAGACATTATTGATGATCGTAATCACGATAAAGACGCCAAAGCAAAATTAGAAAGTACTGCTAGTGCAAATAGTTCTGATAAATGCGCTATAGATATTGATCCAATTTTTTATCCTGAATGGATAAAAACGCAACAGAAAAAAATAATTTCACGGGGCTTACAAGGGTTTTAAAATGACATTAAATTCAAGTGGTGCTATAAGTCTTGGTGGTTCTATTGCTGGGCAGTCAGTAAATTTAGAACTTGGCGTTTCTGCTACAGCAACAATTACTATGAATCAAACATCAGTAAGAACCTTAACTGGTACTACTGCTGGAACAGCTTTAGTTATTCCAACAAACTTTTATGGTAAATCTAGCTCTGTAACTGCTTCATATACTTTTACTACTTCTACTGTTAATGCTTCATTAAATATTTCTTCTTTATCTGGATATGTTGCTGGTTCTACTAATGTTACTGTAACAGTCAATAGTGGTGTATATCTTTGGGCTAATTCAACAAGTAATTATGGGTTAAATCTTACTGGTGGAACTACTGGAGATACTTTAACCCTTGTTAATAATGGCTTCATTATGGGGCAAGGCGGTACTGGCGATGGAGCTACTAATTCCAATGGAAATTTTTTACGAGGAACTGCTGGCGGTTCGGCATTAAATATCCCAATTAATACTACTATTACTAATACTTCAGGATATATTGGCGGGGGTGGCGG